ATAATGGCAGTAGAAAAAAATCCATTTGAACAAAAAGAAGAAACAACAAATGTAGTATCTATAAATGCTACAGCACCAGCAGATGAGAATGTATCTTTTGAAGTAGATACAGATGGTGGAGTTACAGTAAACTTTGGTGAAGATAATATAGAAGAAGAAGTAACAGCAAAAGAATATTATTCTAATCTTGCAGAGACACTAGATGATGAAGTATTAAATGATGTTGCAAGTACAGTAATAGATAACTTTCAAGCTGATAGAGATTCTAGAGGAGAATGGGACTCTATGTTTGAAAGAGGTTTTGATTTACTAGGATTAAAACTAGAAGATACAACAGAACCTTTTGAAGGTGCTTGTACTGCAGTGCATCCTTTATTAATTGAATCTGCTGTGAAGTTTCAATCAAAAGCATCACAAGAATTATTTCCTGTAGGTGGTCCTGTAAAGGCACAGATACTAGGTAATCAATCTGTAAATAAACAAGAGCAGGCAAACAGAGTTCAAAACTTTATGAACTATCAGTTGACTGAACAAATGCCAGAATACTTTGATGAGTTTGAAAGAATGTTATTTCATCTACCTCTAATAGGTTCTGCTATTAAAAAAGTTTATTATGATGCTGGATTAGAAAGACCTGTTTCAGAGTTTGTACCTATTGACCAATTTTATGTATCATACTATGCCTCTAATTTAAGAAAGGCAGATAGATACACACATATCATTTATCGTAATCCAGTAGATATGAAAAGAGATATTGAGTCAGGAGTGTATTCAGATGTAGATTTACCTGATGCATCTAATCCTTCTCAAACAAATCTTTCAGAAAAATTAAATACTATTATGGGTATCTCACCAACTGCTGACAGTGACCCACAATATGTATTATTAGAACAACATTTACATCTTGACATTCCTGACCCAGAATGTGAAGAAGGTGAGTTTGCTCCTTACATTGTAACTGTAGAACAGGAGTCTCGCCAAATATTAAGTATTCGTAGAAACTATAGAGCCGGTGATACAAATAAAGAAAAAAGGATGCATTTTGTCCACTACAAATTTGTTCCAGGATTTAGTTTCTATGGGTTAGGTCTTATACATTTCCTAGGTAATTTAACCTTAACAGCGACTGCAGCAATGAGGAGTCTTGTAGATGCTGGGCAGTTTGCTAATTTACCAGGAGGGTTTAAGGCAAAAGGAGTAAGAATGGTGGGCGACAACGAACCTATTGCTCCTGGTGAGTTCAAGGAGGTCGAAGCAACTGGTATAGATTTACAAAAGGCGATTGTTCCTCTCCCATATAAAGAGCCTTCCTCAGTGCTATACAACATGCTTGGATTTGTAACTGCTGCAGGTCAGAAGTTTGCAGACAGCACAGAACAAATAGTTTCTGATGCTGCCTCCTATGGACCAGTAGGAACTACTATGGCTTTATTAGAAGCCTCTAGTAAATTCTTTTCTGGTATCCATAAACGATTACATAAATCACAAAGAGATGAATTTAAAATTATTGCAGAGATAGATTATGATTATCTACCTAATGAATATCCTTATGATGTTCCTAATGCAAGCAGAGAAATATTTAGAAAAGATTTTGATGGTGCAGTAGATGTTATTCCTGTAAGTGACCCTAATATACCAAGTAATGCACATAGAATGATGTTAGCAAATATGGCATTACAAATGGCACAACAATCACCACCAGGAATGTTTAATTTAGAGGCATTAAATAGAACAATATTAAATGCTGCTAATATGCCAAACATAGAAGAGATATTACCTACAGCACCAAGACCACAACCTTTAGACCCAGTATCTGATATAGCTGCTGCAACTAAAGGTTTACCAATAGCTGCTTTTGCAGGACAAAATCATGATGCACATATTCAGGTAAAGATGTCTTATTTATCTGACCCTATGAATGGTGCTAATCCTATTATGGCAAGAGTAAAACCAATACTAGAAGCTAATATACAAGAACATACATTAATGAAGTATCAAGAACAAATTAATGGCACAACACAAGTTATGATGGAGCAAATGCCACAACAGCCTAGAACACCTACAAATATAGAAGCTGTAATGGCTGCTGCAGCTCAAGATGTATTAAATGCAAATATTGCAATGGGTAAACAAATGACACCAGAGCAACAGTTAGTAGCATTAGAACAAGCTAAAGTAGAATTAGAAAAAGAAAAACTAAAACTAGATGCTGCTAAAGAAAATGCTAAGATAGCAATAGAAGCACAAGAGTTAGATATTAAACGTCAAGCACAAGTAATAGATGCACAACAAAAAGGTGTAAGCACATCTCTTAAAGCACAAAAAGCTGTAGATGATAGAACAAGTAGAGAGGCATTGAAACAATTAGATGTTATGACTAAACTAGCTATTGAAGAAGAAAAGATACAATTAGAACAACAAAAGATGCTTTTTGATTCTGCAAAGAAACAAGTAGATGTAGAACAAAAAGAAGATTCAGAAGCATTAAAATTAATCAAAGATATAGATAAATAGTTTTCTAGGGTTTATTAACTTCTACTGACTGACCTAGCAGACTCGCCAAGACAGTAGATTATTCAAGGAGAAGAAAATGGCAAACACAACTTTTAAAGGACCAGTGAGGTCTGAAGATGGCTTTAATGCTATCACAGAAAATTCCTCTACTGGTGTTATCACAACAGATTTTACTTATGGTAGTGCTGGAGTAGTAGCAACACCTGTGGAATTAGCTGATGGTAATATTACAATTACAAAGGCAACTCATGGTGGTAGAATAAATATTGTTCCAGATGGTGGACAAGATAATACATACACACTACCAGCTCCAGAAGCAGGAGTTTTTTATAAATTTATTTATGGTGGTGGTGCTGCTGATGCAACTGATGCAATATTTATAACACCAGGAAACTCTAATTTTTACAAAGGTAACATTACACATTTAGATACTAATGCTGATAATGTTGTTGTATATCCAAATGGAAGTTCAAATAGTAGTTTACAATTAAATGTACCTGGAGCTTTTGAAGTTACTTTCTTAGGTTTAGATGGTACAAACTATCAAGTATTTGGAAATGTAACAGGACTAACTGCACCTGCTTTTGCAGACCAGTGATAATAAATAAGGAGTAAAATATGTGGAATAAACCAATTATAAAAGAAGTACAAGTAGGACTAGAAATTAACTGTTATGCGTGTGCTGAACTATAGTGGAAATATTTGATAAAGTATTAAAAGCCTATGATGAGGAACTATCTCAGTTAAAAGAAACATTAGGAAATGGTTCTGCTGAAGACTATCCTCATTATAGGCAATTAGTTGGTTCTATCGCAAGTATAGAATGGGCTAAACAAACATTAAAAAATGTATTAAAGAAAACAATGGAGGATGATTAATGCAACAAGTCGCTTTAGGAAAAGCAATGAAGAACAGTTCATGGATATCTGATGATGATAAAATAGACCCAGATATATTACCAGAACTACCAGGATATCATGTTTTAGTTAGACCAATAAGTGTCAAAGAAAAAACTAAAGGTGGTATATTATTACCAGATGCAGTTAAAGATGATATGTCTTATTTAACTACAGTTGGTAGAGTAATAAAAGTAGGAGATTTAGCCTATCAAGATATAGATAAGTTTCCAAATGGAGCTTGGTGTAAGGTAGATGATTACATTTGTTATGGAAAACATGCCGGACAAAAGCTATTTTATAAAGGTGTTAAACTATTATTATTATTTGATGACCAAGTAATAATGAAAGTAGAAGACCCAACACATTTAGACCCTACATTTAATTTAACAAAAATGTAAATAATACTTGCATTTTCTAGTAAAATGTGATATAATAATAATAAGAAGTACGTAATGCGTTTGTTTCGTACACAACGGAGGATAATATGGAAGACAATTGGAGTGAGATAGATACATCTCAAAAGAAAGAAGAAAAAGTAGAATACGAAGTAGAAAAAGAACCAGAAAAAGTTGAGGCAAAACCTGAGCCGGTTCAAGAAACAAAAGAGGCACCAAAAGAAGAAAAGCCTGAAGAACTAGATGGTATTCAAACTAAAGGTGCAGAAAAAAGAATTAGACAATTAATACGTCAAAGAAAAGAACGAGATGAACAGATAGCTCAACTCATTCAACAAAATGAAAAACTAAAAAATTCATATAGCACAAAAGAAAACGAGTTTAATAAAGTCAGTAGATTAAACTTAGATGCAACAGAAAAACAATTAAAAGATAAATTAGATTTAGCAAGAAGTGCATATGCTGATGCTTTTGAGGCACAAGATAAAGAAAAATTATTAAAAGCTCAAGAAGCATTAAATGAAGCACAAACAGATTTAAAAAATGTTGCAGTAACAAAAAGTAAATTTACTGAGCAGCCAGAACAAAAAGAACAAGTTCAACAACAACCAGTACAACAACAACAAACTACTCAACCAGACCCAAGAGCTGTAAATTGGCAAGCAAATAATGAGTGGTTTGGTAAAGATAACATCATGACTGCATCAGCTTTAGCAATAGATGCTGAATTAAAAAATGAAGGATATAGTCCTACTGATGAAGATTTTTATGATGAGATTGATAAAAGAATGCAAGCAGCTTTTCCAAATAAATTTAAGGAACAGCCTGCTACAACAGAACGAAATGATGGTTCGTCATCACCATCTCAAGTAGTTGCTGGAGGGTCACGTTCCTCTCCAAACCCAAAGAAAGTTAAATTATCACAAGAAGATGTGAGATTAGCTAACAAATGGGGAATACCACTTGAACAGTATGCTGCCGAAAAGATGAAGGTAACTAAGTCTGAAGGTGACTATACAACAATAAATATGCAACGTGGAGGTAAATAATGACACGAACAAACACACGTAGTTCTCAAGCAAGGGAAACTAACGAAAGAGCACAAACAGAGTATGTATTTGAAGAACCTAATCAAACTCAAATACCAAAAGAGGTTGAAGAGAAGTTCAAAAATTCAGGCATGACCTTGGGCTGGCTTCGTATTGATTTAAAAGATAAAGAAGATTATCAAAATATCGGTAGGAAACAACAACAAGGCTGGGAGTTTGTAACTCCAGAGGAGGTACCGGAGATGGGAGCAACTTCTGTCGTGAGGAAGGAAGGTCGCTATACAGGAGTAGTCTGTCGTGGAGACTTAGCGTTAGGTAAAATACCTACGTTTAAACTGGAAGCGAAAAAAGAACATTACTTAAACAAGTCAAAGGAAATGATGAATGCTGTTAATTATCAATTAATGGGCGATAAACAGAATCCTTTACCTGTAAGTAATACAAGTAAGAGTTCTGTAACGAAGGGAAGAGCACCTAAATTTCAGGACTAATTTTTTAACCCTTTTTTTCTTAGGAGAATTATTATGGCTACAAGTCTTAATCCATTTGGTTTTCTCCCTGCTCGAAAAAGAGATGGTCAGCCAAACACTGAAGGTTATGGACAGATAGTACAACCTGTTTCAAATTCAGCTATTGGTATCGTATCACTTCTTCCAAATGATATTTATGCTGGAGATTTGATTGTTATTGATACTGCTGGAACTATTACACCTTTAGCTTCAACTTCATTGAAGCCTTCTGGTGTTTTCCAAGGATGTCAATATGTAGAAAATGGAGAACCAAAATTTTCTAGATATTTCCCTGGTGGAACATGTGTTACTGATGTTAAACTTCATGTCATTACAGACCCTGCACAAACTTATTTTGTACAAGCAGATTCTACTTTATCAGACGGCGAGATTGGTATCGTAAACAGTTATACTGCAACTGTATCAGCAGCAGATGCTGGTAGCAGAATTACTGGTCAATCTAACTATAGATTAGTAGGAGCTCCAGTTGGAGTTGCTGTTGAAATAGGTGCACATGCAAGAATTGTTGGTAGAAAAGACATTGATGGCGATTCTGTCAACGGAAACGTAACTGACACTGACCAATATCCAATCGTTGAAGTATACTTAAGTGGACACAGAAGTAATTTTGTGAAAGCTCAAGTTTCAACATCTGTATAATAACTAGGAAAGGAAATATAATATGGCAATAAACAGAGCTAGTATTAGCAAAGAACTCCTTCCTGGATTGAATGCAGTCTTTGGAATGGAGTATGGAGAAGTTAATAACGAACACGAGCCTCTATATGATATAGAGAACTCAGACAGGTCTTTTGAAGAGGAAGTACTCTTCACAGGATTTGGTACTGCACCAACTAAACTAGAAGGTGCTGCTGTCACTTTTGACAATGCGAGTGAAAGTTATGTCGCAAGATATAACAATGAAACTGTCGCACTAGCTTTTGCTATTACTGAAGAAGCAATGGAGGATAACCTCTATGACACTTTTTCAAAGTTAAGAGCAAAAGGTTTAGCTAGAGCAATGGCAAATACAAAGCAACAGAAAGCTGCTGAAGTTTTCAACAATGCTTTTACTGCTGGTGCTTCTGCTATTGGTGATGGACAAGCATTCATTAGTACAGCTCACCCTGTAGTAATAGGTGGTGGTCAGAGCAACTACGCAAACAATGGTACAAATGCTGACTTATCACAAACTGTACTTGAAACATCTTTAATACAGATTCAAAAAACTAAAGATGATAGAGGCATTTTGATAGGAGCAGGAGCAGTTTCACTGCATATACCTAACGATTTAATCTTCGTTGCTGATGTAATTTTAAACACCCCAGGTACAACTGGAAGTGCAGACAATGACATCAACAGTTTAAGAAACATGGGCATGGTGCCTAATGGTTTCTTTGTGAACAGAAGATTTAATGACCCAGATGCGTATTTCATTAAAACTGACGTACCTAATGGTAATAAAATGTTCGTTAGAACACCTTTACAAACTAAAATGGAACCTGATTTCGATACCGGAAACATCAGATTTAAAGCAAGAGAAAGATATTCTTTTGGTGTATCTGA